CAATTGGTCCAGTTGCACCTTGAGATCCAGTTGCACCAGTTGTTCCTGTATTACCAGTTACACCTTGAGTTCCTTGTAATCCAATTGGTCCAGTTGCACCTTGAGATCCAGTTGCGCCAGTTGTTCCAATTGGTCCAGTAGATCCTGTAAATCCTTGTGGTCCTCTAGGGCCCGTAGAACCAAAAACACCAGTTGCACCTGTAGGACCAATAGAACCTGTTTCTCCTGTGGCACCCTCAAGACCAGTTGCGCCCGTTGAGCCTACTGGACCAGTTGAACCAGTTGAACCTATGCCGCCGGTAGCACCGGTGGCACCTGTCGTTCCAATTACACCCGTTGCACCAGTAGAACCTATGCCTGTAGCTCCTGTAGCACCGGTGGTTCCCGTAGCACCACCCGGATCACCTTGAATACCTGTTGCACCAGTTAATCCTGTTGATCCTGTATTACCAGTTGGACCTGTTGAACCTATTAAACCGGTTGCACCAGTATCACCGGTATTACCTCTTGGTCCTGTGGCACCTGTAGAACCTACATTTCCTTGAAAACCTTGAAGTCCTGTTGCACCTCTTAAACCTTGAGGTCCCGTAGCACCGGTGGTTCCTGTAGCACCACCCGGATTACCTTGAATACCTGTTGCACCAGTTAATCCTGTTGCGCCTTGAATGCCTGTAGCACCTACACCTGTAGCTCCTGTTAATCCAGTATTACCAATATTACCTCTTGGTCCTGTGGCACCTGTGGGACCTTGAATGCCTGTAGCACCTACACCTGTAGCTCCTGTTAATCCAGTATTACCAATATTACCTCTTGGTCCTGTGGCACCTGTGGGACCTTGAATGCCTGTGGCACCTTGTGATCCAGTTGCACCAGTTATTCCAATTGGACCTGTTGCACCACCTGGAGTACCTTGAATACCTGTGGCACCTTGTGGTCCAGTTGCGCCTGTTTCACCAACAGGACCAATTTCACCGGTTAAACCTGTTGCTCCAAAAGGTCCAACATCTCCTGTAGCACCCATTTCTCCCGTAGCACCTGTTGCACCACCTGGATCACCTTGAGGTCCAGTTGCACCTGTTGTTCCAATTGGTCCCGTAGATCCCGTAAATCCTCTTAAACCTGTAGCGCCGGTAGAACCTAATGGACCAGTAGCTCCTGTAGTACCCAAGCTTCCTGTAGCACCAGTAGCGCCAGTTGTTCCTGCACCGGTTGCACCAGTCGATCCTATTGGTCCAGTTGCGCCACCTGGATCACCTTGAGGACCAGTTGCACCAGTTGAACCAAATCCACCAGTAGCACCTGTTGCGCCAGTAGCGCCTCGTAATCCTGTAGCACCTGTTGAACCTAAAGATCCTGTAGCACCTGTTGAACCTAAAGATCCTGTAGCACCAGTTGCACCAGTTGTTCCAATTGGACCTGTTGCACCTGTGGATCCCAATACACCAGTAGCTCCTGTGGATCCTGTTGTACCTATAAGTCCTGTAGATCCTGTTAAACCAATTTCACCTTGAGGACCAGTTGCACCAGTTGTTCCAATTTGTCCAGTTGCACCTGTTGAACCTATTGGTCCTTCAATGCCAGTTGCACCAGTAGATCCTCGTGGACCTATTGGCCCAACAGGACCGGTGGTGCCTGTAGCACCGGTTGTTCCTGCACCTGTAGATCCTGTTGGACCAGTTGCACCAGTTGTTCCAATTTGTCCAGTTGCACCTGTTGTTCCAATTGGTCCAGTTGAACCTGTTAAACCTATTGGACCAGCACTTGATACTTGTCGCCATGTTGTACCATCATAAATCAAATAAATTAAACTCTGACCCACATCCAATACAAGTGTATCATTAACACCTTCAATTGTTTCACCATTTGGATTAATTATAAGATTTCGAACACTCCAATCATTATTAAAAGTTCCAGCATCAGCAATAATAACTGTGTTACTGAGCACGGGTGATGCAGGAAGTGTAATTGTAAAAGATCCGTTTGCAGTATTTGCAAGATACTGTTGATTGAGTGTTACCGTTGTATTTGATGAGATTGTGATCCAAGGCTGATTTTGGCCGGTTGCACCTGTTGTGCCTTGATTACCGGTAGAACCTGTTGCACCTCTAAGTCCTACTGGACCTTGTGGGCCGGTTGCACCAGTTGAACCTAAACTACCTATCGATCCTGGAGTTCCTGTCGCACCAGTCAAGCCTTGAATACCGGTTGCGCCAGTTAATCCTGTTGAACCTTGTGGTCCAGGAATTCCAATTGGGCCAGTAGCGCCGGTTGTTCCTAATTGACCTGTTGCGCCGGTTGCACCGATATCACCGGTTGCACCTGTTGGCCCACCTGAAGGACCTGTTGCGCCTGTTGGTCCAGTTAAACCTGTTGCACCAAGGCCAGTAGCACCTTGTATACCCGTAGCACCTTGAACACCTAACGCACCAGTAGCACCTTGAGCGCCTGTAGCTCCAGGATTTGAACCTAAAGGTCCTATCCAAGCTCCATTAGCGGCAATTACCGGAGTAATGCCAACAGTCAGCCCATTTTTTACTATGAAAAAATTATTTGCGTCACAGCTCAAGGTTCACTATCCCCTTTGTTTTAAAACGTACTTCTATAACTAACTATTTAGTTTAATAGTTTGAGGCATTTCATGAGGATAATTTTTCTTTAACCAATTCAATTGAAGTCTTGCATCATTTCTTTCATACCAACCATTACCAGTGTAAACATTTAAAACAGATTGAAAATATTCCTCATACATTTTGCCAACTTTTTCTAATGTAAAGTTTTCAGCAAAAGCACGACAATTTTTAGGATTAATATTGTGAATATTGTTAGCAGCCCACAAATATTGTTCAAAGGTTCTACAACGATAACCAGTAATTCCATGTATGTTATTTTCTGTAAATGAACCCCAATCAGTTGTAATTGTAGGTGTTCCTGAGAACAACATTTCAACTTGAACTCCACCAAAAGGTTCAACATACATTGATGGCACAAAGGCTGCTTTTGCACCGGACATCAATTTTCTTCGCATCTCAACGTCAGCGTAACCAATTTCAGTAATATGAGCAGGTATCTCTTTATAACCCATTTGAGTTAATGAATTTTGGCCTGCAATAATTAATTTGGCACCAAGTGCTTCAGTTACTTGAACCGCAACATTTACACCTTTACCATCATATACACGACCTAAAAATAAAAAATAATCTTTTTTCTTTTCTTGGAAAGTAAAATCATCAGGATCAAAATAGTTTGGAATAACTGCATCATACCAATCTTGTTTGCAACTACCAACGGCTGTCATTCCATAATAAGCATGGTATATTGCATATGATTCAAATATTTTCCAGCGAGCCCAATGTCCGCCAGCATAACCAATTCCTGGTTCAACACAAATTAAATCTGAATGTGCATCACAAACTGGACGCACACCTGATCCCCAAAAAGGAAGAATAAAATCGTGTTTTTGTTTTCTTTTACCAACCTCCACAATGGCGTTTTTATAGAATGTTTGGTAAGCATGGTCATTGACATCAAATTTATAAAAATTCTTACGCCAGTCATAATCACCATAAGCAATTTCTAAATCTTTATTAGTGGTGACCGTAACATGTTCATCACAAACTAAATCTGAATCTTCGTGGCCGTAGTGTATAATAGTATGGCCTAACGACTTCATCATTTTGCCAAATTTAACTACCTTTTGTGTATAAGCACAAGCATTATATTCTTTTGAAGATACAGTATGTGGTAAACCTAAAATATGAAAACGCATAATAAAATCACCTTTTTAAAAAATTATATTGTGATTAACCTTCTAATCATCTTAACAGTATTTATTGCTTGTGTAGGACGAAAATATAAATTAACCACGTTGTTTGCAACATCAGCATCAAATTGACCAAGAGTAATATCACTTACAAGTTCACCGTATTGAGTCATAAAGGCACAAATTCCATTGTGCATTACCCTTAACTCAATTACTTGATAAAAAGAACCTGATGTTATTTGTATTTCATATTTGGCACTTCGATATGTGTAAATATCAAAATTGTCAACAGCAATTGGATTAGTTGTTGTTGTGTCAAATTGAATAATCGATACACCACCACCAGCAGCTTCTAAAGAGGTGGCAGATGTAATGCGGCCAAACCTATCTACTGTAAAAATAGGAACTCTGTTTGCAGAACCATAAGTTCCAGGACTAACACCCGTATCTGTAAGAGTAAAAGTTCCTGTTTCACCAGTAGTTGTGGCACCCGTACCACCAGTTACAATTGTTGTGCCTGTTCCTGTGCCTGACGTTAAAGCAGATGCAAACGGATTATTATACAATACGGCTGAAGTATTTACTGTTACAGCCAAAGGCTTTGCAGTAGCTAAATCAGTTTTTAATTTTGTTGTGCCAACTATTTGCAATAAAGAATTTTGTGTATCACCAACACTAGAAAAAGTCAAAACGGTTTGATAATCTCTTATAATTGCCAACGAATTTTGATAAAAATTAATATCTCCGTTTCTTCTGGTTGCCAACAAGGTTTGTAGAGAATTAACATCTGTTATAATTGTGTTAATACTAGAAACAGAAATGTTACTGTATGTGTTACCATCTTCAACATACAGAGAATTACCTAAAGTTCTTGAATCTATAATTATTGCGTTACTTCTTGAATCAACATCGTCACGAATATAGAGGCTAGTAAAATTTCCTAATACCGGCACGTTATTTTGTGTTTGATCCGATTTATTGGTTAAGCTTAATACTTGGCGACCAATTGATAGGGCTGTATTTAAATCTGGATATAAAACAGTATTGGCTGATCGTTCAACACCAGATATATAATTTGTGTGTGTTGTAAAATCAGAAACAGCCGTTAATGCATTTATAATTGAAGAATATAATGTGTTTGCTTGTGTTGGAGCTACATTAAAAGTTATTGAACTGATGTTACAGTTTGCAGCCATACCTGTAAGAACAACTGTCATATTACTTAATACAGATGAATATGGATTTTGATAGTAACCAGTTGCTGTTGATGTTGCAATATCATCAACTTGCCATTGACTTAAATTAATTGAAGAATTATTAAGAAAGTTATTCGCACCAGGAGCTAAATCGACATCATCACCAAATTTGGTGGTATCAAAATTATATCCTAATCTATTGTATATACTGGACATATTATGATTCCATTGGTGCGTTTAATGGAGGTGAAGTTGGGAATCCACGGTTTCCAATATGAGTATGCATATTAACTTTTATTCTAAACATTTGTACTGAACCAAACATATCTGAAACCATTGGCGCAAACATTGAAATGCCGGCATCAATTGTTGTACCTGCTATCATATAACCTAAAGTTTCAACAGATTTATTACCAGATACAGAAAGACCTGCTGTAATATTTCCATCTGCTTGAACTGATTGTGATGTGCCTATATCACCACGAACATACAAATCAGCATTTACGTTAACAGTTGAGGCACCTAATGTAATATCACCAGAAGAATTTATTTCCACATCACCGTCAACAGATTGAATTGCATCTCCAGAAACAGATTGATTTACATCACCTTTAACATTTTGATATGCAGACCCATCAATTTGTGTATAAGCATCACCTTTAATGTGAAGTGCCGAATCACCCTCAATAGTTATGTTGCAAATGCCTCTAATTAATACGTTTTTATCAGAAGCAATAATTTCATAGCCTTTACCAACAATTTTATGAACTTCATCACCATTAGGATGCATTTCAATAAACGAACCTGAACGGTGTTGTATACGAACACGTTCACGAGTTGGTGTATCATCCATTTCAAATGAATGACCTGATTCTGTTTGTTGTATATTATTATAAGAATATATTGGTTGGTAATCAGTATTAGCTGCTGATTCCGGTTCCGTCCATGACATATCGGCCATTATGGTTTCCCAATCGTATTTTGAACTGGCACAATAGTTTCTTTATCGGTCAAAGCTAGTTCTGCTGCAATAGCTGATGAGTTTGCTAAAGAAACATTTCCTTCTGTAATATTTTTTTGAATTTCTTGACCTACAGCAATTGCACCAGATATACCACCAAGAGCTTCTTTTAAACAATCTTGTAGAAATTTGGCTATTCTTGCTGGTAATGTAGCAACGTATTGAATTATTTTTTGTAGTTGATCCATTAAATCTTTAACAGCTCCGGCATATTGTTGTATTTTTTTAATAAATTTTTGTATTACTTTAACTTGTGCTTTAATTGTTTTTATAGCACTTCTGATTTCATCAGCAAATGGACTTGAAGATGCACTAGCCCAAAGGCCTTTAATTGCGGATCTAATTGTTTCTACCAATTCACTTGTTTTAAATGCCATTTTAGCAATTTCAAATTTCATATTTACTGAGATGTCACACACATGAGCTAAATTAGCATTGGATTGTGAAATGGCTGTTTTATCAACCACACCTCTAGATAAAGGTGAAAGTGTAGGTTTGCCTGCTTCATATTGAACTTGGCCTGATGGTGGTGTTGCCGGTTTTAAATCACTCTGAGGTGAAAATCCTTTATTTTTATTTGGTACAGCTTCAAGTCCAGGAAAAACACCCATCATTATTGGTGATTGTGATGAAGTTCCGTCAGAGAAGAAACCCATCACATAGTCACCTAATCTAGGTGCACTAAATGATTTTGAATTGTTTACTGGATTAACGGCTGCGGCCCAAGGTAAATCTTTTGTTGGTAATTCTACCAAGTTATCTGTGTGGTGTCCGAAGATACGAACTTTTGCTCGACCCAATTTGGCTGGATCGTTAACATCTTCTACTACACCATACCACCAATTAAATCCATCTTTGCCTATAAAATTATTCATTCTGCCACCGCTTCTTTAAATGCCGTTTGATCTATTTCTTGATAATTATTTGGTACACTATCTTTACTAATTTCAAGAACTGTTTGATATTTATTTGGTTGTATGATATGTCGAACTGCTGTGACCAAATATTTGCCTGAATAAAATTTGTCCAATTGTTTTTCGTTTGTTTCTGGTCTTAGTGACATCAAATTAAATTCAATTGTTCTGCCTACTGTCAAACCTGGATCACCAGGTATTGTTAATTTAACAACAGTATAATTTGCGAGAGCAATTTGTGCCGTTCTATTTGGCAAATATGTTTCTATTGCAATGTTTTTTGCAACTGATCCTGGTATTTCTTTAAAGTAAGCTGCTTCATTTTGGCCAGAATTTGACAAAGCTACTTTTAGTGTTGCATCATATGTTTCATATTGAGTTAACCCCAATCTATTCTTTAACGCATTACTTACTTCACCTTCATTTAATGTAACTGCTTGGTTCTTATACTTTAAATAATCAAAATCGGTTACTTTGTATGACCTTGTTAATGGATCAATTGAAATTAATCTGTTTGCAAATGTGCCAGAACTTATTTCGTTGACTGAATCATAAGTTTTAACAAATTCATAATCCAAAACACTTATTGTTTTTTCTTTAAAAGATTGTTTATCCATGGCAATGTTTTGTGCCTGATACTTGTAAGTAGCATATGGTTCTTCTTTAAACATGGACTGCAATGATCGGTAATTAAACCCATCTTTAGTTTCAAAGAATAACATATCAGCACCAACGGAACCATTATTTGCTGGTCGAGCATAAGTTGACAACCAACTAATCGCTTCAAATGGTTTTAATCGAGGTATAACAAAATCATATAAACCAGTTGTTGATTCAATGTTATTAATTTTGCTGCTAGGCACTTTTAATTTATCAACCAATATGTTTTCTACAATAGTGGATATTTTTTGGCCAGTATACGATTTACTGATTTTAATTTGTTCAGATAACAACAATTCTTCCGAACAGAAATATAGTGTGTATGTTTCAGTATTTAAATTTCCTGCAGGTTTTTTACCTCCAACTTTGTATACTCGAAACAATTGATCATTATTGTTTGATCCATTTTTCACTTTACCAAAATTAACTTCAATGAATTCATTACCTGTTAATTGAAAAAGTTCAATAAATCCTTGAGAATCTGTTACTGTAACATAACCTGAGGCTGTAAAACTATAAAGGTCCTCATAATAGGACATATCAATCATTAAACGTTTTAACTCAAATTTTTGACCACTTGAAGTTAAAAAATTTAAAGTTTCTAATGAATAGTCTTGTGTATAGTAGGCACCAGGAGATTCCACACCTAAAGAAGATTGATCAAATTCTGCCATGTTAAGCCATTAATTTTTTAAACTGTTTTTCCAATTCACCCACATAAATTGAATTTAATAATTTTATATTTCTATACGATTCATTTAAATCTGTTTCGTATTCATAATAAGAAACTGTTTTACGGCTAGTGGTTATAGTAAATGGTCCGGTTGCCATGTTACGTTCAAACACTCCGGTTTGTAAAGTATTATAAGATTGTTGATCAATAATATAATTGTCAATTGTCGTGGTGCTTGTTCTTGAATTAAATTTGGTAATCACTTTTTCATAATGATGAATGGTAGCTTTAGCATTAAAATTATATTTATCTGTGATATAAGATTCTAAAACACTAGACTGCATTGGCCATTGCCATTGTGGGTCTAATATTTGATTTACGTATAAAACAATCCAATAACGATAAGAATCACCATAATATTTGTAAGCAATAATTTCTGGTGTATCTCCTTCTTGGATATCATATGAATAATATACTAATGGATTATTAAGTATGTCGGGAATAACACTACACCTTGCCATCAAATTCACCATTAGTGATGAATTACCACTTGTATCGGTTTTAATAATTTTTGGTAATGTGTCGAAATATTGCATTAATAACCTTCTTTTTCTATTTTTTCTCTTGTAATGAGTTCAACTTCTTTGAAATTTATAGTTACTGTTGTTTGAACTGGTGCACCATCACCAAAAGTTGAAAATCCGTTTGGAGAATAATTGATATCAATACTTTCAATTACACTCTCAGCAACTCGGCCAACATTTTGATTTCTTTTACCATTAAATAAAAATTCTAAATTAAATGTTGACGGAGGTACAAAAAACATACCGGCTGTGCCTTCTGCCAATCGTGGTGCTGCATGTGTTTTTAACATTTTAACAATTTTTGCAACTGTTTCCGCTTCTTTTTTAGAATATGGTGTAAATGTAAATGCCATCTGATATGTTCTAAAATCTATACCATCAAATAATAATTGTTGTTGTGGGTTAAAAGCAAATCCGGCACCCTTGGCCAATAATCTTGCTGGCCCACTGGTAGCAATAGAAGCGATTGCACCAACTGCTCTGCCTATTCCCGGTACCTGAGCAGCAGCGTCAACCAAACTTAATTGTCCGTATGAAGCAGAATATGTAAAAGCCATCGTATCTGGTATATACAATGATATTCCGGCAACAGATTTTTTGGTTGGGTTTTTAATGTTGATACTGTCATTACCTAGAAAATCTTTCAATCCAGCAACCGATTTATCTAATTCGCCACCAAGTGATATTTTTCCACTTTTTATATCGTCAACATAAGATGTAACAGCATTTAATCCTGATTCTAAAGAACTACCAGCATTATTGACAGCACTATTAACAGCACCAAATAATTTATCTTTACCTTTAATAAAACTGCTCTTTACACTTTCATATGTTGCTGGTGTTATTTCATTGATATTAATTACAACAACATGGCCTCTTGTCGATGTCTGTAAATCTCTAGGGTATTGTAAATCGGTTCGACCAAATTTATTTCCAAATAGAGTACCTAATGGACCTTCAACTAAGGCTCCAGGTATGGAAACTCCACCTATAGAATTTGGTATGGAAATAATGGCCATTGAATCCTCTATTAAAAAAGTTATACATAGTATTTATATGGCTTATAATGGACGTTTCACACCTTCTAATCCTCAAAAATACGTTGGGGATCCTAATAATATCATTTATCGCTCTTCTTGGGAGTGTAAGATGATGAATTGGTTCGACAAAAATCCAGATATTGTATCATGGGCATCAGAAGAATTGATCATTCCTTATAAATCTCCAAAAGATGGCCTGTGGCATCGTTACTTTCCAGATTTTTTGATTAAAGTTAGAACCAAAACAGGAGTGTTGAAAACAATGTTACTTGAAGTTAAACCTAAGAAACAAACAATCACTCCTGAAACTAAAAAACGATTGACAAAACAATACATAAATGAGGTGGTTACATATGGAATCAATCAAGCCAAATGGAAGGCCGCCACGGAATATTGTTTAGATCGTGGTTGGGAGTTTAAGTTAATAACAGAAGATCATCTAGGACTATAGACTAAATAATACAATGGGATCTAAACTTACACAATTAGCCAAAGAAAGAACAACTGCTCAATTGCAAATAATGAGCCGTGATTCTCTTAAATGGCTAACCACAAAGATTGCTGAGTTGAGAAATCCTTCAGGAATACCATCAACAATCAATAACGAAGCTTTTAGAAAAAGAAATCGTTTTGTGACTGGTGGATTATATTATTTTTATTATGATCCTAAAACGAAAAAAGACATACCATATTATGACCGCTTTCCTTTGGTTTTGGTATTGGAAAAATATAAAGATGGTTTTCTCGGTTTAAACCTACATTATCTACCGGTAAAATACCGAATCACGCTTTTGGATAAACTGATGGATTACGCCATCCTTGACGGCAATAATGATATTATGCGTATGAGAGTCAGCTACGATATTTTAAACGCCTCCAAGCGTTATAGAGAGTTTCGGCCATGCTTGAAGAAGTATTTACATGGTCATATTCAGTCAAAAATACTTGCCGTACAACCAAATGAATGGGATATTGCGGCATACTTGCCTATTCACCAGTTTAAAAAGGCTTCGGTAAATGAAGTTTGGCAAGATTCATTAGAAGAAATAAGGAAAAGTTAAATGCCAGGTACCATTAACGATTTTAAATCCAGTTTCACAAAAGACCTAGCGAGAGCAAATAGGTTTGATGTGAACATTCCTATTCCTTTAACTTTAATACCATATATCAAATCGGCTAGAAATTTAGTGTACCGTTGTGAGAATGCTAATTTGCCAGGTAGAAGTTTAATGACAGTAGAACAAAAAATTGGATCTAATCCTGTTGAGAAGTATCCATATCTGACTGGTTATAACGACATGGATTTAACTTTTATTGTTGATGGTGATATGCAACAAAAAATATTCTTTGATGCTTGGATGAATTTTATTAATCCAACATACAATTATAATTTTAGATACAAGGGTGATTATTCCACGACAATACAGATTAATCAATATGATGTAGAAAACAAAGTATCATATTCTGTTAATTTGTTTGATGCGTTTCCAATTTCAATGAATCAATTAGATTTAGATTGGTCATCCGATAACCCACACAAGCTTTCAGTAACTTTTGCATACACTCGTTGGAGTAATAATTCTCTACAATCATTTGGTATGGAATTGGTCGATGCTGGCTTGGCCAATTTTTCTGATGTGGTTGGTGGTTTAGGTGGAAACGCTCAAGGTGCTGTAAGTGCAGCTGGTCAATCAATAGTGAATAACATACAAAGAAGTATTTTTAAGTGATTTTATAAGGAGATAAATTATGGCTTTACCAAAACTTGATGTGCCGACATATGAAATAGAATTGCCGTTATCTAAAAAGAAAATTAAATACAGACCATTTTTGGTTAAAGAACAAAGAAACCTTTTGATGGCAGTTGAATCGAATGAAACATCCACAATTCACCAAAATGTAAAAGATATCCTTTATAATTGTACCTTAACGGAAGGTGTCGATATTGAAAAATTACCCATCATTGATGTTGAATATTATTTTGTTAACTTACGTGCTAAATCAGTAGGTGAGGTTGTTGAATCAAAATATAAGTGCAATAATGAAGTTGAAGATAAAGTATGTGGTAATTTAATGGAAAAAGAAATCAATCTATTAGATTTACAGGTTGAACGCAAAGAAGGTGTTTCTGATGAAATTCAGTTGACCGACACAATCTCAATCAAATTAAAATATCCAGAGTTCAACATAGTTCAAGATTCATTGAAGTATAATAATATTACTGAAACCACATTTAATATGATTGCCAGTTCTATAGAGTATATCTATGATGGTGAACAATTCTATTACTCAGCAGAAGCACAACCAGGTGAAATGTTAGAGTTTGTGGAAGGCATGAATCAATCACAGTTTGCCAAGGTAGAGAATTTTTTTAATAATTTGCCAAGTTTAAAACAAACAGTTGAAATTGATTGCTCAAAGTGTGGGTTTCACCATAAAATAGAAGTAGAAGGCCTAGAAAATTTTTTCGGCTAATTTTTCGTCATGACAATCTGAGTAATTATTACAAGACAAACTTTTCATTGATACAACACCACAAGTATAGTTTGTCAGAGCTTGAAAATATGATGCCTTGGGAACGGGACATTTACGTTTCTATGTTGATTGCGTATATTGAAGAAGAAAACCAAAAGATACGAGAAAGACAAAGAAAAAAGTAAATGGACTATTTTAAAGCCAAAGACATCAGAAAAAAAGGTTTAATGTCTATGATGACCGAAAGGTTATCATCGGGTATGGGCACGGGTGCTGCCATTGGAAGTTCCATTTCTGATAGAACAAAAGCAACTTTTACCGGCATTAAACAACGCTTTGATCCACTAAACATCGCCAGAGTTGTAACTGGTGGTTCTAAATTTGCACCTGCTTTTCTTGGTGCTTTAACAGGAAGAAGTAAACGAGATATTGGTTTTTTTACCGGCAAAAAGCCACGAGATTATCAAGGAATAAAAAGTTCCTCTGTTGATTCTGGATCTGTAGTTCAATATCTTGGTCAAATATATGATTTGTTTGTTAAAATTGAAAACGATAGAAAATTAGAATTAGAACAAAGAGAAAACCAACAAGAAGAAATTGAATCTGAAGAAAATCGTAGAAATCAGGCCCTCATTGAAGCGTTGACTACCAGAAAAAAAGCTAAGCCAACAAAAAAACAAACAAAAAAATTAGATGATGCCGGTAAAGAGATCGGCAAACAAAAAAAGAAAACTGATCAGTTAGATAAAGCCAAAGGAGAACCCGTTACACCTCCAAAAGAAGTAACTAAGCCAACTGTATCTGCACCTAAACCTACACCCACAGCACCAGCACCTAAACCTACACCCACAGCACCAGCACCTAAACCTACACCCACAGCACCAGCACCTAAACCTACACCCACAGCACCTAAACCACCTACTGCTGGCAAAATCGGTGGTGCTGCAATATTGGTTGGCGGTGCACTTGCTGGTACTGCCGCTTTAGTTGGTAAAGAATCTCTTGCGGCCAACATATCAAAATATGAAAGCGGCAAAGCCGGTTATAATGCGTACAACAAAGGTACTGTTGGTAATAAAATGATTCCGTCAGATAAGCCTATTGATTTTAGTAACATGACCATCTCTGAATATTTGAGGCGAGGTGCATTAAAACAAGGTGATCCTGATAGACTTTTTGCTGTGGGTAAATATCAAATAATTCCTGGTACTATGAAAGGTTTAATTGAAAAATTAAAAATAGATCCAGAAACAACTTATTTGGATCCAGCCACACAAGATATGTTATTTGCTAATGGATTAATTGGTCAAAATCGAAAAAAAGTAGATGCATATGTAAAAGGTCGAAGTGATGACCGAGATGGTGCAATATTAGAATTAGCTAAAGAGTTTGCTTCTGTTGGTATACCATATGATATGGACGTTGGCAAGAAAAAATTAAAAAAAGGTGATTCATATTATTCTGGTATTGGGGGTAACGTAGCTCATAATTCTCCTGAACAAGTAGGTGCCGCATTAGACGCTGACCGATTAAAAAATATGCAAGGTAATAAATCTACTGCTGTTCCGCCTGTATCGTCAGGTAATAAAATTGATTCAGAAACAAAAGAGAACATGGGATTAAAGAAATCTTTTCAGGAATCTCCAGCAACCAGTAAAAGTGTAAATAATACCAATATAAGTAATAAAACAACGGCCAGTAATGTGCCAGAAAAAGAGGATGATACCAATCCTCTGATTAAGAAAGCTAGATCAACATGAACTATCAAGAAGCCAAAAAGATAAGAGAAAAATCTTATATTTCATATCTGACTGAAAAATTGTCGGAAGGTCAAGGCGTAGGTTCAGCCATAAAAGCAACACTATCTGATAAATCTAAAGCAAGGTCTAAAGGTTTTAGTGAGAAATTTGATCCATTAAATATTGCCAAGTTTATGACCGGTGGTTCTAAATTTGCACCTGCTTTACTTGGTAGCATGCTCGGTAGAACCCAACAAGATATTCAATATTTTTCTGGTACCAAAAAAGCAAAAGAAGTTGGTGCTACAGCCACAAAAATAGACACGTTGGATTCTGATAATAATGTGATGGATATTCTTTCTAAGATATACACATTACTAAAAACAACAAACGACAATGATACTGAACGTAGAGCAAGAGAAGGCAATTTTAAAGAAGAACAAGAATTAGAAAGAGAAAGAAGGCACAAAGCTTTGATTGAAGCTATTACAGGAAAAAAACAAACATCAACTACTACAGCAACAGCAACAAAGGCCGATAATGGTTCTGGTTTATTATCAACTATTTTGGGAATAGTAACTGGTTTGATTGGTGATGCGATCAAAGGTGTTATGTCAGTTATTGATGGCATAAGCACTCTGATTAAAGGTGTGTTGTCGGCATTTAGTTTGGGTCCACTTGGACCTTTAAAACTTTTAGCAAAATTAGGTACTTTTTTGATTAGTCCTCTTGGATTAGGATTGATGGGTCTTGCAGCCGGAGCAATTACCGCATGGGCGTTTTGGAAAATGTTAAAAGATCCTTCTGGTTATGAAGCCGCAGATTCTGATTTAAGTAAAGGCCTGAATCAAGCAGAAAAGGTTGGTGGTTTAGCTGGCGTTAAAGATGAAATGGATCGTCAGAAAAAATTACCTGAATATGACAGAACAATGGCAGAAATAAAAAATTATCAATTCAGTTATAATGAAAGTGAACCATTAAACAACGTTCAATTGAAAGGTTTTGCCGAAAGGGGACCCGGTGCTCTAGAAGCTGTTGAAGATTATAAAATGGAAAGAGATAGAGTAAAGAAAGAAATTCTGACATTAAATCAAACTGCCACACCAGTTGACACAACACCACAAGCGGTGACACCAACAGAAACACCAGCACCAAGTGAACAAATGTCCAATCCAAAAACAACCAGTAAACTAAATGCCGTAACCAGTGAAAATTTAGAATTGAATTTACCAAGCACACCAGAATCGGTTACGACTGCACAGATTACAAACAATACGAATATCAGTTCAACCAAGAGCCAAAAACCAAAAGGTCCTATACCTTCTGTGAGGAATATGGAAGATTCCTTTCAGAGAATGCTATTAAGTAGTTTACGGGTTGTATAATAAAAAACCCACCATAAAGGTGGGTTTCTTTTAAGTAAAAGAAAATTAATTTTCTTCAGCAAGTTTACTAAAATATGCCATATCATCATCTTCAGAATCATCTTTAAATGGAGAATCTTCTGCAACAGGTTTAGGTGCAGGCTTTGCTTTGGCTTGTTCTACAGTTGTGCGTGGTGCTTCACCATTAAGACCAAGAACTTTATCTAAGCGTTGCTTCAAAGCATCATACGACTTGAATTCACCATCTTTTAAGAGTTCCTGTAGAGAGTGTTCAGACTTCCAAATCTTCTCTAGTTCTTCATCGTCATTCAGCAAAGCAGCAGGCGATTCGAATTCAGATTTATCATAATTCTGATAACCTTCAACTTTACGGATCTTTAACTTAAAGTTGGCACCTTTCCACATATCAAATGGGTTAATTGCTTGTTCATCTTCAAATTGTGGATTCATGGCTTCTGAAATCTTATCAAAAATCTTCTTGCCAAACTTAAACAAAAATACTTTACCTTCATTTTCTTTATTTGAAGGATCAGATACGATATAAATGTTTGCAATGTAATTTAGTTTACGTTTTTGCTTACGGACAATATCTTTATTTGCTTCAATACCAGAATTCCATAATGAGGAATTATGTTCACAAACGGGACATTGTTGATTGAGTGTGGTTAAACAATTATCAATTAACCATCCACCTGGACCTTGGAATCCGTGTGAGAAAATCTTCACCCATGGTAACGCATCATCACCATCAACTGCTGGTGCTGGGAGGAAACGAATCGTTGCCATGCCATTGCCAGATTTATCTACGGCTGGGCGCCAGTAGTTATCTGATTTATCGTTGCCTTCGGATGAGGTATTAAGTGCCTCGATTGCTTTAGATAGTTTGTCGAGGTTGCCAGATTGGCGTTTGAGGTTCGCAAATGAACTCATAATTTACTTCCTTTCGTATAAACGGTGTATAAACGGTGTATTAAAAACGACTTGTCCACATACTTCTCATAATATAGTAATATTTATCCAATGTCAAGTGTACATCTTCAAAATACCGATGGTAGTAATGGCGTCCGTGTGAAGTATACCAATACCACCTTCAACTCGCCATTGGTCGATGTTCTGTGGTGTATCATCAATCAATAGTGAATTCGAATTAGAAAAATCTCTCTTAAATCTTTTACCTGGAACCAAGTTCACAGGAAACTCAATGTTTTGGTTATTCAACCATTCAATCTTTTGTTCCCGAATCTCTGCATCCCGTTTCTCAGAAGAAGTGGAAGAAAGAATCTCTGTTGGTACCTTTAATGACCTGAGATAGTTAATTAACTCGATAGCATCAGGCATCAAGTTCAATGTAGCAAACTGCCTTTCAGCAATGAACATGGTGAAGAACTTGTCAAAGGTTTTATAGGTGTCGGCCTCTTTCGGTTCAATTTTGTACAATTCCTTGTATCGTTTATTGAAATCGGCAATCACACCATCCATGTCCAAGTAAATCTTGGTAATCTTATGCATATTCTTTAATCTTTTCTTTCAAAATTTGTTTGAACTTTTCTTTATCATAATGTAGAAATGGTTTATATTTCACACATTTAGTTTTAAAACTAGGCCAAACAATATCATCATATATTTCTTTTTCCCACATCGGGAAAAAATTCATCAGGTCGTTCAAAATGATAAGTGTTTCAAGTGTTATATCTCCTTGTGTAGTATACTGCATTAACTTAGGAAATTCATTGTTTCTTACCACTAATAAATCATTTGGATTTTCTACCTTATCCAATAATACAATTATATCATTTTCAAAGGTATATGTCAAGCTTTGTTGAGTTTTTTGCCACTTGGTATAATTCTCGTCACCATCCTGAAGTAAATCACCTACCCAATCACCTTTGCCTTGTATAAAATTGGCAATATAAAAGTTCTTGAGTTCTTCTAAATCATATTTACGAGATAGTTTATAGAATTGGTATTTTGATTTGTTGGTAGTAAATGTTTGCTTAGATACATTTGTTTTTCCGTTGTATCTAAAGTAATCATAAGATTCGGAAGTAAAATGTAACTTCAAAGCATTCCATAAAGCATATGCGGCAAAACCGGTATTCTCCGTCATAATTTAAATTGGCAATCTGGATGTTTTCTTCAACATATTATTATCTTGAGCCTCTTCTTTAATCTTTGATTTAAGTGCGGGTGAGATTAATGTTGCGGCCACTTCAATTTCCAAACCAGTTTCTTTGCAATGGTGGCAGATAGCGTCCATATAACCTAAACGATTTTCTATCACCAAATTTTCAATCATCATACTAAATTTTTTAATTTCTTCACGATTAGGCATAATTTAAATTCTACTGTAAAATATATGATTACCTATTTTCGTTACAACCTTTTGTTTATTCCAGCCAGGATTTACATAAACTGCATGGTAATACAATGCGTTTGTTTCTGCTATTTTATCATGTAAAACTGAAACTGTCAATGCTCTTTTTGCAATTAAATGAGATTCTTCCCATCTATACCGATCATGAATGTGTACCATTTCTTTGACCATACAAGTCCATGAAAATTGACACACGGTTCTTAAATTTTGATCCGTTGTTTTCTGATAAACAACTGAACATATATTTCGTGGAAAAATGCCACTATTAACACGATTCATTGTGACCTGTGCTACGGCTAATTTGCCTTCATAAGATTCACCAGCAGATTCATAATAGATATTTTTAGCAAGGCATTCAATTTGTTTTAGATAATCTGCCGATACTTGTTTCTGTGTTGCATTTGTAATAAACTCTCTCGATAGAGTTGGTGCTGTATATACTATTGTTAATACTGCTAATACTACTGCTAATGTGTTAAACTTCTGTGTGTTAAATTTAAACATCTTTCTTCCTTATTGATTGCGGCGGCCAAACATCTGACCGCCTTGGTCTCCAATTACGAATTTGTTTTCGATTTTATTTTAACTTCAGGTTGTGGAGTGGTTTGAGAAACGAATTGATTGAGAGCTTCCGCTTTCTTTACAATTTCATCTTCTGTGGGGAATGCCGGTAAGGCGGGGTAGTCAGGTGATGTTGTACCAGCAATTTTAGCTGCATCGACCTGTGTATGCCATTGCTGTTGTAGAGCATCACGTTTTGTGTGATAGTCATCAGTTAACATATCTTTGGCCATTTTTAAGAGTTCTAGCCGAATCTCATAAGGTGTCATACTCATTTACTTCTCCTTGTGTGTGTTTATGTGTATTACCAGCGGTTTGTGTGATGCTGGTGATTTATTTATCCAGGTGATTCTGTTGCTAAGTTCACCTGGCGAAACTCCGCTTACCTATTAGGCAGCAAGTGCATACTTATCGTTTGCGTTTAATTTAATTAGTGATTACGCCTTCTCTGGCGATTCTCCATTGTTCTAATTATTGCCATGTCGATTCTAAAACACCCCCATCAGAAGTATATTGCCACTTTTGTGTTTGCTACCGAAAACTCGGTTCGTCAATATACTTTTGGTGGAGGTGGTGGGAATCGCACCCACGTCCACAACAACTTTCAAACAACTTCTACGAATTAGTTTAATACAAAAAGTATTGTTAATACACCTACAGCAAATGCACAGGCGCCCATGTAGAAAGCAAAACTTCTTACTTTATATTCTTTTACACAATCTTTGTTAGGCATTACAGTATCCTTTCTAGTAACCAAATAACAAAAAGAAAACTTAAACCACCAGCCAAAAATTTTAAAGCCCCGTACTGTCTTTCGTTCTGCTCGGGAGTGCAGAGTTTTTTCCAATATTTGTTCATAGTGTCCTATTATAAGTGTTTATACTTATATAGGCAACCAGCTTAATTAATATTTACCACTTTTCTCATAATATGAAATGGCATTGACTAGGCCTGTGATATGGTCCTCGGTCTTTTGTTTGAATACGATAGGACTCGAATCCTCAACGGCCATGACGATAACCAAATCATGGATAGGTTGACCAATCAACTCCTCATACATCAAGGCGTAGGCAGATGTTTGCCAGAAGTAATCTTCAATGTCCTCATGGCTCTTAATTTTTTTGGATGTTTTAAAATCAATTACCGAAAGCACACCATCGAACTCAGCAATACAATCCACTCGGCCTGCCATCTTTAATTGTGTGGACCATAATGCTTGTTCTTGGTAATGAATATTGTTAATACGATTTAAATGCGGTTTGATTGATAAAAACATTTCATGTGCATCGGGCATAATATTACCTAATGATTCATTGTTTAAATATCGTTCACACAATGTATGAACATTTGTACCACGAGAAGTTGCTTTTTTGGTAATGGCATTGGCAACATCTTCACCCACTTTGTTGCGCCATGCCTGAAAAATATGTTTCTTTTGAGCACCAATGACTGTGGTGACCGATGGTAATTTTGTACCATCAGGTAGTTTATAAAACCGTTTACCATCAGGAAATGTTTCTGATGGTAGGTCTTGTAATACTTTTGGTGGGCAGTAATTAAACATTACCATTTTCCTATAGGGCATTTTACAAAAGGTAAATTTACTTTAATTGGCATATAACAATGGCATTGTGTGCATATTTTTATTTTAACTTTATAATTCTCACAAGTATTGCATATGTCTAATTTTGTATTTGCATTCATTTTACGTTACGTTATAGTTGGTTACATATTTCTCTTTAATAGCTTCAAAGAAGTCAATATCTTCTTGTGTTAGCTCCGCTTCTTCTATATCTTGCCTAAATTTTCTGGTGAAATCTTCTAACTGTTGAAATTCACCTTCATACTTAAAAAACTTTGTTATTTTTTTAGTATCGTAAGCATCCATTATAATATGATATCTAGGCTCATCGGAATCATTTCTAATTTGATGCCACAAATTCACCCAAACAATGTATGCTGATCCATCGGCCGGCATATGTAAATTTTTTCCTTGACATATATGAACACACTTTTTGTTTGTCCATAATGGTATGTGTATTCTGGCCATATAATCTGTTGTTTCAGCATCTTTGTGCACCAAGCTCTTACAATGAGGCTGTAAACAAGTTATTCTTACTCGCCTTGGTTCAAATCCCAAATCTTTCAATTTATCTACAACCTTTTTAATTTCTCCGACACAAGCTTGAGTTGGTCTATCGTGCTCCAAACTGTGAGCAATATTAAAATGTTTGTACGACTTCATAATCAATTCTCTTGTCGGTAGAAAATTTTCTAATTTTAATCCATGTTCATGCTGAACAACTTCCCAACCATCTTTCCAATCACCACGCCTACTCAAAATACTCCAACCACCAAACCCATGATAATTTTGTGTTTCAAATTCTTCACCTTGAACAACTTGATCACCTAGAGGAAAAACACTTTCTTCTACTTCTTTTCTTAATTTTTCAATATCAAATTGAATATCTAATTTTTCATACCACATTTTTTTGTTTTTCTTTCATTTCTATAAAATTGTTCAATAGATTAGTTGAAAATGTTTGCATATCGGTAGACAATGAAATTCTCATATTTTTAGATTTATTAACATCTACAGAATGTAAAACATATGATGGAAAAAATACAAGTTTTCCTGGTTTCGGTATTATTTTTTTAAATTTAGCTCCATTAACATTTTTATAAACCTCTTTGTCCCAATCTACACCACCACGGGGATCAATTAATAATAGGTCACCACAATCATCATCTGTTTGTATATAGTATGTTGCTGTTATTTTACTACCTCCATGATCATGTATTGCCATGGATTGTCCAGGTAAACTATAGTTAACCCAACCTCTTGTGTGATGAAATTCATATTCATCATAATTTTTTGCAACATAATCATAAGTAAGTTCTGTCACCATTTTAATTATATAATCATTTAATGATTTTACATAAGGTGTATTCATCACCCATATATTAGAATCTTTGATATTTTTAATTTTTTCATCTGTGTAAAAATATTTCAATTCACTTAATAAATTATCATTAAATTTTTCATCAAAATCTGTTTGTATTTCCCACACCGGTGTCACCCACCAATCATTACGAATTATATTCATAGACATCCAGTTTCTTTTAACATCTCACACACCGATTCATAATTATGTTTTCTTGTGCCTAAAGTTACGGCTTTTCTAAAAGGTTCTTCTTTATCCGATTCGACACTATGAATTTTCTTAACATTTAATACCCAAACTTCCATTGGTTGTGCCACGAAACTACCAACTTCTTTTAATTGCTCTTTTTTGTATATGAATCCATTTGTTTGATTTTTTATTTGAAATATCTGCAAATCATCTACCAAAGGTTCATAATATATCGTTTTACAGTTATCAGTTTCAATGTAAAAATTAATTGTGGTTAATATATCACTATCTGTATGTGGTGGTATATTTCGATTGATGGTCATAACAGTTAAATAAAAATCTTCCCAATATTTTTTAGGTAAAATCTTATACATTATTTCGGGTTCAGGTGACCATATCTTTTTATAATCTATACCTTTATTATCAACACCCGTAAACGTATTCAACCCCTGTGTAACGGCATATATGGGTTTAGAAAACTCATAATTTAACTTTGTGAACATTTCCATTCTTTAATTTTTTTCATTCGACTGGCCCAACTTTTTAATATTACAGTATTATTGGTGTTTTTGTCAACCACCTTTCGTAAATCGGTAGATAAAGATATACGTAAATCATTTGATTTATTCTCCGTTACACCATGAAGAACATATGATGGTGTAAAGACCAATTTACCTTCAATAGGTTTGATTCTTCGTTCTTTCACTACAGGCGTACCGGTTAAAGTGGTGTTTTTCCAATCAATTGCGTTGGAACTGTCAAATAGTACCAACTCTCCACATCCTTCTGGTGCTTGTATGTAATATGTGGCCGCAATAGCGGATTCTGTATGGCCATGTACTTCTAAACCTTCTCCCGGTTCATGCACATTAACCCAGCCAAAGAAGTGCTCACAACCTTTAAGGTTTAACATTCTGATTTCTGGAATTTGTTGGGTTATTGTTTTTGTAACAATATCAATAATTTCTTGTTTGATAATGTTTAGATTGGGCTTGTCATAATCCCATATGCTGTCTTTTGGTTTTTTATCTTGGCCAGTGGCGATGCCATAACCTATACTATAAATTTCGTCTAGTAGTTTTTTATTGAATTCTGCATTAAATTTTGTTTGAACTTCCCATATTGGAGATTTCCAAAATAAGTTTTGCGCATTTTGATACCAGTGAAACTTTTCACGGTCATTCAGTTGTTCTATTTGATTTCCACTCATCATATGCCATAATCAAAGGTTGTGCTTGCTCACGATTAATTCGAACTTCTGTACTCATTTCCGAAGCTGTGTTTGCTGTCTGCCATGGTGTGCCTTTGATGTGGTCCAATATCGGGTGATTGCCAGCATTTAATAATTCGGACAACACATTCACATGAGTTGTTAACATGGTAAAGACGTTTGCACGTTGTTCTTCAGGTAAATTTAGTATTGCATTGAAAAAAATATTGTTGAAGTAGTAATCAACATACTCATGCAATAAATCTCTCTCGATGACGATTTCATTTTCATTCATTGTATTTTTTCCTTATGAATAATTTATTATTAAATAATTTAACTATTTTAGAATAAATTTCTGCTGAGTAATATGTTCCCGCAAATGTAATCCAAATAAAATATACGGTCAATAAACCAACTGGTTTATTTTTATTTGGTAACTTACCTACCAAACGGCTAATTGGTCGACCAACACGCATCAATATACGGCCAATATCATTATCTCTATTCACAATATTCATAATATAAGCCATATGTTGCGACCAAGGAGTTGCTATACGGTGAGCCCACTTAATAAATTTTTGTTTTTCAGCTTTTTTACGTTCATCTTTGGACATCCAAAGCATAAAGTCCGGAGATTTGCCTTCCATGCCATCAACAATAACTTGAGCCCAACGAATATAACCAGCATAAACTTCTGGATCATTTTCTCTCAACCAATTACCATATTTTTGGTCAGCATAAAAAATATCATGGGGCATCATACCGAGTTGATATAATTTATGACAAATAATTTTTGAACAATTACAAGCTTGAGCATAACATTGAAAACTTGTACAATTATATGTTGGTGGCGGTTGTTGATTACAATTTCCTGTTTGTAACCATGATTGGCTATCACAATTTGCACAATTAATAGCTCCACAATTAGCACACACATGGCAATTTTGACTTTGATCACCGCATCCACAATTACAATTTGATGGGTCAACTACAGGACAATTTCCTGAAGCGCAGTTTTCACAGCAATTATTAATTCCCGTGCCGTTGCAATTTCCTGCAGTATTTTTTTGAAAATAACTTAGGCCATAAAATCCAGCCATATTAGGAGTACCTGGTCGTATAGACGGCAACACTAAATTGTTTAAAAAATTTAAATCACTAGAATATGTTGATGATTGACCAATTTCTTGATTAATTTGCGATACGGATATTGGTCCAGATGATGGTAATGTCATTTTTACGTCCTAATCTTTATTATTCAGTATTTATATTGTTTCTACTTTGGATTTTCCGTAAATTTCGACACCTTCAATCACACCAATCTTCTCACTAATTATTTTGATAGGTATAATTTTCTTTTTCAAATCTTCCTTATGTTCGTAAATTGTACCAAAAATATCTTGCCTTTCGAGTGGTAGACCATCACCTTTTATGAGTGTTGGTATATAACCTGTTATATCCTGTATAGCTAAAACAAAAAATGGTATGTTATCCGAATATGAATTTGCACAAGATATGTCCCAAAATTTTTCATCCAAAAACATACAGGCACCCTTACAAATATGTAGTACAGGACAACCAGAACATTCTTTACGGTTCGACCAATGTGTTGATGATTTAATTGATACATTATCATAATCTTCTAATGTACCTCCGTGATGCGACTCGCCATTTTTTGACATTTCAAGAGAACTTACGTTTTGGCACGTCATTACATTACCACGCAAATCTACAGCTAAAGCTTGTTCTTCATCCATGCCACATTTTTGACCTAAAAAATCCGATTTTCGGTGAGCAAGAACACTTTTGGTAAATTGAAACGTTTTTTCTTTTGGAATAGTGAATCCAATTTTGCCGCCTGTGGAAAATATGTCAGCAAAAGCCGTTCTTCGATATTCAAAATGGTCTTTTTTTGTTAGTAAAGAATTTGAAATTCCTTCTTCATCGTAAGCATCTACGATACCTCCTTCACCTAGTGTTACAAATTCATCACCAGTTAAATTCACAAACCATTCATAAACTTCTTTACGACTTCTATTTTTTGCGTTCATCATAGGATTAAAACTTATTACTTTACCCAAACGTTTCATCATTCTATAAAAACCCAATATTCTTTCTTTTTGTTCAGGATCGTCAAACGGATCTGGCCCACGAACTGATTGACCAGGTCCATCATGTGAAATGGCCACATCAAAATCATACATCATCAACCAATCAATAATATCATCTGTAAGAATAGATCCGTTTGTAATAACAGAAAATCTTGGTTTTCTTTCCCAATTCTCAAATTTTTCTGCCAACAATTCTGCTAGTGGTTTCATTGTTTTCCAATAAACAAATGGTTCACCACCCCAAAATTCTATTTTCAATCCTTTACTTTCATCAAATTCTAAAACTTCTAATTTTTTCATAAAAGCATCAATGTCTTTTTTAGATGTTTCAGGCATACGTTCAACAAATTTTTGTGAGCAATAATCACAAGAATAATTACAACTTAATCCCATTTGAATTTTAAGTGTTGTGATTAACTTTGATTTCTTTAAAGGATTGTTTTTATTAAATGCTTTATATGGTTTTGTGTATTCTTTAGGAATTTCAATTGGTTGCGGATATTCATATACGATACCATTGGCGTCCTTTAAAATATTGCTCATGTTATCATAATAAAATATTTTCTTATCATCTTTTGATTTTTCAGCGTGTATTTCAAATAACATTATTTTTCCTGTAATCTTTTAATTGGTCGACTTCTCTTTGTAACTTTATATATTCTATCAATTCCTGCCGAATTTTTTCCTTGTTTTGATATTCGTAATATAGCCGCTGTTGTTTTGACATCATTCTTTTTTTGCTCATTAAAACTCCTATCGTTATTATTATATTTTGGAATTTTAGAAGCGGATTCTACAGGATTAACTTTGTCATTATCTGGCCTCCTGATGTTAAGTAGAAGTGGAAGTTGATTGTTCACTATTACCATTCTCTAGGCAACTTTGTCTTGTGTGATTTGTGTAGTGTATTTCCTGGTACCGTATCTTTAATTCGTTGTATGACACCTTTCTCAAAGGCAGAATCGGCAGTTTTGGTACGAGGAACATTCATACGACCCACGTCACCAAAAACTGGTAGGTTCTCGGCTGAATGGTATCGTTGTAAATGTGGATTTGATTGTATGAATTCATCTAACACCGTATATGACATACGGTGTTCTTCGATTGTGTTTGTTTCTTTATTTAAAAAATCATAGGTTGGCATTAACTATACTCATGGGCAAGTGATTCATTCATTTTTCGAAACCATTCTTTCATAAAGACTGGTACTTCTCTTTTATTTATCTTACCTTTCCATGACCAAAGATGTGATTTATTCATACGATAATAGTTATGATAGGATTGTAATGAATTATTCGGCACTTTACACTCATCTGGCATGGCAGGTGTGGGGCCAGTAAATGAACCAATTGGACAATTATCCGGTACACGAGCCAAGTCAGGTATCAATCGTGCCGTGGCATGAACTTTACCATAACGATATGTAAACTCTTTAAGTAGTTCACACCACATATTATAGAGCCAAGTATAGTTGGCCTTACTTTGGCGAACCCATATGGCTGATGGATGGTTCATCATCGTAGGCTTCATCAATCGTTCTTCACGTTCATCTGGCAGGCGCCACCGTTTGATATTACGATTATTGGTTGTTTTACCAAGGTACATCTCACCATCAAGAACTCGGTGTGCAGTAGAAAGTAACTGAGCATACTCGATTACCATTTTACAAACATGGCGGTCAACGTGCATTTCAGCACACTTCACAGGATTATGGTCAAGATAAAATATATTCATAGCATTCTAATTAAACCAATAGTATCAATAGTAGTTAACAAGATGTAGTTAGCAAGCATCCCAAATGATTTCCGAGTATAACTAGCCCAAGCATACAGAGCACAACCAGTAATCCAAACAGGATATAAAACAAGTAACGGTGGGTTCGGAACGGTAAGTGCCATAGTAATAGAGCAACCAATACTAATAGCCCAAGCCAACAACTCAACAATAAAACGGAAACGACCACTTCGCCAGTCATCACGAATCCAATCAAAGAGATTATAAAATAAATCGTTCATCAACACTCATCAGATCGAATCAGACTTTTTTTACCATTAAAGATAGAATCTAAATCATCGAGATCAACTTTTTGAATTGGCTCAATTTGGCTGAGAGATTTCGATTCTTCTACAATTTCTAAATTACCATCGATGTGATATCCACATCCTTTTAAAAAAGTTTCAAATTCACCAATAACGCCATGTAAATGATCGGCATTAAACTCAAACGTTTTTTTGGTGACAATTGCATCAGCAAATGGCATTGGATCATCTTCACAAATAAATGTAAATCTGCTCATAGTGTTGGAATCTCCAACGGTTTAGCGCTACCTTTAAGTGCTTTAACACGTTTTGCAATATCTTCACTTGAAACGGTTTGCATAGCGAATTGTTTGAATTCATCATATTCATTTTTTACTTTTAAAATACCGCCATGTAGCAAAAATAGTGCACAACCACCGGTACTCAAAGGAGCAACTTCACTAACACCATCCAAATTAATAATTACTTTACATTCTTTTTCTACTGAATCCACTTCAACAAATAAAGACATCACACTTCTCCTTTTTCAGATTTATTTTCTTTTAGTTTGGCCAATTTGGCACGTTTTTCCAACACTTCAGCTTCAATCATCATGTTTTTCCAATGGCCTCGTTTATCTGATGGCATCAGAGCAAGCATACGTTTTGTTTCTTTACTTAATTTAAAATCCCCGTTTGTTTTCATTTACCTACCTTTTGAATTACTTCACTTTTATCACAATCTTTAACACGAACTAATAATGTATCGGTTTGATTTAGTGGTCGAACAAAAAAACATTCACCCTTAACAGACCAAACTAATTTATTTTGAATGCTCCCATCAAAGTTACCATTGACGGGTGAATTAATAAAATATGGAGTGTAATAGAATGTTAAACCAAACACAACAACTGCCACAAAAAACAAAGTTTTATTTGCTTGTAACCATTCATTAATTTTTTTAAACATGAAACATTCCTTGAGTGTATAATACTAACATTATACTAAAAAACACAATTAAAGTCAACAATATTATGGTAATCTTATGAGATTCTTCTTGGTAATATTCCATCTCACGTTGAATCATTTCATGTTGAGCTTGTATCATATTTGGTACATCAGGTGCCATCATTTCGATGGTTTTTTGTGATGATTCCAATCGTTTTAAAGCCTGCCAATACCGATAATATGATAACATAATTTAATCCCATAAGTTTTCATAATACTTACCAAACAATCTAAATGCGTTACGCTTTCTTTCATTGTGTGCATTTAGTCCATCCCAATCAACCTTTGGTCCAGTATAATTTTCGTCCCAAGGTAATTTATCACCACATTCGGTGTAATCAAAGAATTTGGATTCAGGATCATCAGCAACTTTCTGTTCAAAAGCCCAAATCATTTCATCGAGCACCCATGCCCAGCGTTTATGAATTAAATCGTCCTCGTTCATATCCAACATTTGAATGTCGGGATTAGAATGGCGTTTTGATTTTGTTTTTCTTTTTGAACCACGCAACTCAGCAGGCACATCTTCATCATCAATCCATGGCGAACCATGAGTTTCTTCTTTCAACTGTTTAAGCATTGGTAGAATGATATATGACAAAGTGTAATCCATTGACCATGTATCATAGCGGTCAATTTTTACATATTTGATTGGTGGGTGAATAAAGTCGAGCACAACACGAATGGCCACACAAATGGGTCTAACATACTTTGTGTATTTCTCAACCCATACAGGATGATCCACATAATCTTCATCGGCAATTACACCTTTACTACGACCACATTTACTCCAATCTGTCCAAAAAAAGATATACTCAAAAACAGTATGTGGAGAAATCCAATGGCTACGATAGCCACTTAAATAAACTTTCACTTTTTATCTCCTGTTGGGAATGGCCAACTAGACGGTGCCAGTTCGCCATCAAATTCAATTGGTTTAAAATATCTATCATGCAATTCTTCCATGATAGTCATCACTTGTTCGGTATTTAATTCTGTATCTTCTAATCGTTCTTCTAAATCTAAAATTTCCCACTCATCTTTTTCTACATCATGCCATACCCAAATACAAACTTCTTCTTTTGGTCTATGTATCAGGCACCATGGAGTAAACTCGTGTTCAGGAAATACAAAGCCTTCGGTCAAAGCATTTTTGTGAATAAAGACGGCAAAAGATTCCATGTTCTTATTGCCGCCTTCAATATATTGATAAAGCGCACCCTCGCCTGTTTCAAGGTCACCATAACCATCAAAAATGATTTTCATTTCTTCGACACTTGAAACATTTTCACCAATCTCTGATCCTTCATCAGAATCGTGGTACATGGCTTTTAGATGGTGCATTAACAATTCTTCAAATCGTTCATAATCATATTCGTATGGCATACTATACTTTCAATAATTGTGATAATGTATAAACGGATTCCATATATGTAGAAGGATTATTCAATACACTATATTCTAAATCACCTTCTCGTCTTTGGCAATAGTTTACTTGAAAATCGCAATTGTTTACCAGTTTAAAGGTGTCTACCATTTCCTTAACAGTATGACCTTTACCATGGCCTAAATTTTCTAATGAATTGGCAGGTGTTTTAATTGCCTTTTGAATAGAATGGCATATTTCATTCACATGAACATAATCTCTAACAGGTGTGCCATCTGGTGTATTGTAATCACCACCATATAAATTAAATACTCCTGTTTCTCTTGCTTTCATTAAGTTATACATCAACCCATCCATATTAGTGGGTGAAATCCCATCAGACCCAATCACATTATAAAATCTGAATGAAGTGAAAGTTTTTGTATTTTCAATGCAATATCTTCCTACTATATCTTCAGCACATCTCTTACTCAAAGCATATGGGTTGATGGGATTAGCGGCTGTGCCTGTCGATGCAAACACAAAATTTTTGTAATTCAAATTCGTTAATACATTATGTGTACCATTAATATTGGTATCATAATACTCATATGGTTTTGTTACTGATTCATTTACTTTGACCAATGCAGCCAAATGAACCACGGTGTCAAACTCATCAGAATAACATAATTGATAACCATTCGTAATATCATATGAAAGAAAATGTTTGGGTAACAGATAATCATTCAAACATGGTTTGATATCAGTACCAAACACCTCGTATCCTTCCTTTTTGAGGAGCTTTACAAGGTGCTGGCCGATATAACCAGAACTGCCGGTCACCAATATTCTTTTTGAATCAATCATCATATCCTTCAGCCCAAGTTATTTTGGGATTATTTCTTTCATACAATTCAACCAAATCTTTTAAATTCCACATGAAATCGGTTTCAAAGGTATCTAACCATTTACTAAATCTACCCCAATCTTCAGCAAGCATTGGTGATAAACCAATCTCATCACCAAATTGTCCTAAATCTTCACCACGACAATCAATACGGCCAGCAGCATAAGTCCAAAGCTCAAGGCCTCGTTCTTCATACCATTGCTTATTGATTGGTCCCATCCAGTTGGTACTATACCTCACAGGCATAATTTAATTCCTTCCAATTTGTATTCTCAGGCATTATTTCAATTTCGTATTCGGCCTTATCAATGAAATTGGCTAATACGCTGCCGCCATAGCCGTTGGTGCCATAGCAATTCTTATGACAACGATATACCGATCCAGAGGTACCATGAAATTCATAATAGTCATCTACCAATTCAACTTTAACAATACCGCTATTGAATTGCCACGAATCAGAACCAAGATACCCTCCATACCAGCAGGCAAATACTTTATACAATGGTTCTTTATCTGTTGTAATCTTCACAACAAGCCATCTATCAGGCGTATAATCACTCATTTTCTTTTTTCTCAATCTTAATCATTTTACCATCCATGAATAGAGCTTTATATTCTATCCATGCATCTTGTTTCCACGATTCATGTTTATCTTCTAGTGCAGCACGATAAAATCGGATTAAACCATCAAAATCATGGCAACACACCCAGCGTTCATTAAACTGCCTGAGGTGGCCACCAAGAAATCCTTCGCCATCTACCCATTCAGCATCATAATCTTCATGCCACAAGAATAAATGACCAGAATCTCCGTTATAATCAATCTTATATTTGTCCAACATTTGGCAAGGAGTATCTTTCGTCTGATACTCCTGTCCTTGATAGTGTATGTAGTCAAACATTCCCATTTAAATCTCCAAATATCTCAATTTAAATTCTTTTGCTCTTTGTTCATGGCCAATATAACCACGAGGATTACAAACTACTCTTGTATCACCAATCATATAATCAGATACATTATGCATATGACCATGAGTCCACAATTTAATCTGTGGTCTATCTAAAATAAAATCAGATAAATCAGAAGCAAACGCACCGTTCATTAGTGTATCATGCTTATAACACTCAGCAATACTAATTGGTGATGGTGCATGGTGTGTTACCACAACATACTGTTTTGTTTTATTCTCAGTAGCAATCTTTATGTAGTCTAACATTTTCTTGTGGTCTTCCACAGAATCTTCTGGTGACCACTTTGAAGGTGACTGATAATGATCCACAGTTTTAACAACTAGTGTGCCATCTTCGTTACGCTCACTCTCATGGTAAACATTTCTTTTATGTTGAACCATACGATTACTATTTTTAATTACTTGAAAATCACTCATACCTTTACTGCAATGCCATAAGGTCAATGGATCACCTTTGTTCATATCAGTCCATAACG